GGCGATGGTTGGCTCAGCTTTGCCAAGGTCGCTGTCCGCATGGCCGGTGAGGAAACCGACAGGCCCGAGGGCGTCGCAAACTATCACCTTTTGCTCGCCGCCCCCACGATGGCCGAGGCGCTGGAGGCGCTGCTAACCGTCGCAGAAGCCACCACGTTTTCGGATCAATTTCCGCGCGAATGCGAAATGGCCCGCGCCGCCCTCAGGCTCGCCAAAGGAGAAGACCGTGGCTGATCTGGACAAGCTGGAAGAACTGGCGAAGGCCGCGACGGCGGGAGAATGGTTGTTCTCGCCGTGGCACATTGAGGAGGGCGCTTCAGCGGTTCGCCATAAAGATGGGTGGATTGTCGCCAACACGTCGAGTGACGCAAACGCCGCCTTCATCGCCGCCGCCAATCCGTCCGCCATCCTGTCCCTTCTGTCCGACCTCGCCGCACTGGCTGCGGAGAATGAGAAGATGCGGGAGGCGCTGACCCCGAGCGGCGACACGAAGGCGGCCTACCACGGCGAGTTCAAGTTCCAGGTCACCTCGTGGCGCGAGAACGATGACGAAGAGTGGGAAAAATATCTCGCCGACGTCACCGTCCCGTGGACGACGGTCAAAGAGATCATGGCCGCCATCGAAGCCCGCGCCCAAGGAGATACGAAGTGACGAACATGCAGGAGGCGCGAGAACGGCTAATTGCCTTGGCAAACCTCATCGAGAGGCCGCCGCACGATGACGTCTTGCTGGAAAAGTCTGTCGCGCTAACTGCGGCAGGAGACATCCGCATCCTCACCGCTCCCCAAGCCCTAGCCCGCCGCGATGGCGTCGAGGAGCGGGTAAACAGCGGCCACGGGAGCGTCTATGACCGGCTGCTGACGTTCATCCACGACCGCGACGATGCCTTGCGCGGCGACGAGGGGACCAGCCCCGACGAGATTGACGAGACCGTCCTTACCATCATGCGGATCACGGGGAGCCATCCCGCCCCCGCCGATCCCCGCCCTGACCCGCTAGAGGCGCTGAGGGAGGCGCGGGAGGCTTTGGTTTATTACTCGAAAGCCGAAGCGTATGGCCGTCGCATAATCTTGAACGTGGAAGTCATGTATGATCGCGGGAAAAAAGCCCGCCAAGCCATCGCCAATATCAAAGCATTGATGGGAGAGGCGGAGTGAGCGCGATGGAAAAGGCTGGGCACCGCTTTGAACCCGAGGCGGTCGAGCACTTCGGCCCCGAATACGCCTTGCTGGCCTCAATCGCCATTAGCGCCAAACGGATAGCCGACGCCCTCGAAAGGCTCGATCCTGAGCGTCCGTTGAACGCCTATGGGGAGACCATCGGCGAGTGCATCCAAGGCCAACATGAGCGCGGACTGAGGGGAATACCGAACCCATGACCCCCGTATCAGAAGCAGTGGAGCGGGTGCGGAAGTGGGCTTTCTATGAGTTCACGCCACCTGACGCGGTGGCCGTGTCCTCGCCGCTTGTGACGTTCACGGCTGGCGACCTCCGCGCCACCCTCTCAGAGATCGCCCGCCTTACCGAACAGGTCAGGGTGGCGAGGGAGGGGCTGGAGCGCGCGGCATACCCCGGCCCCGATGAACTTCTATCACCATGCTTTATCGCCCGAGAAACAATCGTACAAATGGAGCGGATTGATGGGAAAGATGAAGACTATACACAAACGCCGAAAGCGCCGAACTCAAAAACAGGGCAGCGGCAAGTCTCGGCACAAAGCAAAGTCGGGGCGGACGGGATCAGTTCACTCAAAGAAACTACGATCCCGCATGGAGAAGAATGATGGCCAGTGAAGACCTGATGCCGGAGAATGCCGACCAGGAGCCCAACGGGTGCGGCTACACCGGCTATGAGTTTGGAGGCGGCTACCTCGATAGCACTTGCATCGACGGCTACCTCTGGGACTTGGACAGCTGCGACGAGCCGGGCGGCGGCTTGAGAAGCGGAGGCGACATTCCGTGCCCGCAATGCAACCCGGAGACCCACAATGACTGACTATCGCACGGTGCCGGTGGAGCCGACGCAAGCCATGCTGGACGCGATGCAGGCGGCATGGACGCCCGGTATGAACCACCACGAGGCGCACAAGGTCCGGTGGGAAGCCGCCCTCTCCGCATCCCCACCCTCGGCCGGTGATCTGGTGGAGCGGGACATAGCGGTCATCCGCGATATGGTCGGCGACTATGCGGGCAACGAACAATGGGACGCGTGGTCTCGCATCCAAAACGAGATGGCCCGGCTCCGCGCCGTCATCGCCGCCATGCAGCCGGGGTGGGGGGATAAGCCGCACTGCCAATCGTGCGGTGGAGAAATCCAGGGCTGGACGTGTCAGGGCTGCGGGCTGACGTTCCGGGAGAACGAAGCCGGACGCCTTGTCGCCGAGCCCCTTCCCGCTCCTCCGGGGGTGGGGGGATGAGCAAGAAACCCATCATGCGCGCGGACTTGTTCGGCGTCCGAAACCACGTCGGCTCGATATGGTCGTCACGCACATTTCAGACCCGCGCCGACGCACAAGCCTACTTGGACGGCGAGCGCGAGGAATGGCGACGTAAGGGTTGGGGCGACTTGTCTCGCCACGCCGTCGTGCCGGTCAAGGTCACGATCAAGGAGTCCGACCAATGACTGACCTCCTCACCGCCCTCCAGTCCGCAGAACGGGGGAGCCGCCCATGACCAACGACCTGATCGAGCAACTGCTTTCGGATGCGGAGGCGTTCACGAGCGACTTCAACAGCGTCGCTCTCCCCGGACCCCTTGCCAACAAGCGAGCCGACCGCCTTCGCCAAGCCGCCGCACATATCGAGGCACTGGCTGAACGGGTGAGGGAGCTGGAGGGGGCGTTGGAAGAAAAGCGACGCGACGGTTTTTTGACGACTTGGACGATCATTCGCGCGGCTGGGGGGCAGGTGTTGGTTTCGGACTCGGTAGCGGCGGACTTTGCACCTGACCGCGCCATTTTGCACCGGGAAGAAGACCCCGAAAGCGGCGGTGTGATTATGCGGGCCACGCTATCCGCCCGCCAAGCCCGAAAGGACAAAGAGGAGAAGGGAGATGGGTGAGCCTACGACCCCCAACCCCCGCCACCGCCAAGCCTGACTGCCCGGTGCATGATGTTGCGCTGTAGGGCGTTCACACCGACAACCTGCATGGCTTCCCGAAAGATATCGTCTGACTCTCTTCGGGTGTAGGTTCTGGCATTCACGTTCGGTCGATTGGCCGTGAGATTGAGATAGGCCGTCATCTCGTCAGGCTTCATCATGTCCTGAACATAGTCCAGTGCATGGGGAAGGTCACCCTTGGTCATGTAAAGGAAGTCGTGGACAATCGCCGCACGGGCATGAAGGCCAAGCGGGGGAAACAGGTTTCTCATTCCAAAGGGAATGGAGGCGAAGTCTGTCTCAAAGCCTGAGGGGACGACAATCACCTCTGCGCTGTTTTCCGTGCCGACGTGGTATTCCAGCGGTTCCATCAGCTTGACGACTTGACGGCCCCCTCGCATCTTGCGGGGAACCTCGCGCACAGCGAAGGATTCAGTGATGCGGGCGGGTGTAGTCACGGTTCAATCTGGAAATGCGGCCCGTCACGGAACGACTTCCAATCGCCGCCCCAGGTAATGCGATAACCAAGCTCGGCAGCGGCCTTTTTGAAAGCCTCCGCGATCTTCGGATAAAGAGGCCAGTCCCAACGGACCTGACCATTGACCACCGCTGCAACGTCCACGGCCTGCCCGATGATGTGGCGGCTGTTCATGGTGCGGGATGCGCCAGCAGCGACAAGCTGCTTTTGACGCTCGCGCGTGCGAAGGCCTTCGGTCACAATGAACTGCACCGTCGTCAGTTGCGCGGCGCGCTTCACAATCTCAACAAGCCGAAGATCGACGCCTTCCATGCGCTTCAAATCGCGCTCGGTCAGGACAAAGCCGGTTGCATTGGACGGCTTGGCCTCCTCCACGCGACCGATAGCCTCTAGCGCGGCTTCTAGCGTCTTTGGGCCAAAAACGCCGTCAGCGGTTACGCCAAGGGCTTTCTGAAACGTCTTGATGTGTTCGCTCATTTCATCAACTCCCCGATCACACTCATGATCTGCGGCATGAACATGCCAATCACAGCACCGCCGCCAGCAGCAGCGCCCGTTAGCCAAAGGATTTTTTTCTGGTTGGAAAGCGTAATCGCCCTCACTTCAAGAAACTCCTCACGGGTGACGTGATCGAGTTCCAAATCTCGCACGTCATCTTTGAGGTTTCTTACGTCGGCGGCGACGGCGGGAAGACTCTCCGACATCAGCCATGCCCGACACGATAAAGCCGCCAGCGATCAAGCAGGCCACTGAAAGCAACAGCCAGTGCATGACTGATTCCCACACTACCCATCGTGACAAGCTGAAGACCGAAAGCGACATTCATCATTACCGCATAGACATAGATGGAATGTTGCGTGGCCTCTCCGACCTGCAAAACGTGGAAGAACGCGACGTGTGAAATAAGCTGGAAAACCAGAAGCGCGCTGATAACAGGCTTCCACCAACTGCGCTCTTTATACCATGACCTCGCGACCATTCCCAAAAGAACAAGGTCGATCACGGGCCAAAGCATCACGCCTGCCGGGAACCCATAGACCTCGACCAGCGTATTACTCAGCGCATAGGCCATGCAGAACATGACCGACACACCAACCGCATCCGCAAACCGTGGCTTTGCGTGAGCCGCAGCCCATGCGTTTACCGCATAGGTCGCCAGACACCAGAGGCCGAAGATTTCGCGCAAGTCCATTACGGCACCGGGTCAACAGGCTTGTCAGGAGCATCTACCGGAGGCTTGTTCGTGCCACCAGAGAACGCAACGACGTTATCGGAGGGATGTGCCTCGCAATAGGCCGCTTGGGCTTCCTCTAGCAGCTTATGCAGCTTGCGGGTCGCGCGGACGACACGCTTTGAGGCGCGCTTCACGTCCTCCGACGCCTCCTCTAGCTCGGTTACAGCGTCGCCAATGGCGTTGATGTAATGTTGCGCGGTCATGGTCTGATAGTGCCTTTCGTTGCCTGATTTGCCTAGTGTTCGTGGCTAAATGACCATCCCAGAACGTGTCCGCCTTCATGGGCCTTGATGGACCCGCAATAGCTTGTGTCGTTGCGGACCAAATCGGCGACGTTGATCGTTTCGCGCTGCGCCATCGGGCGACCCGTGGGGCTGCACTGGACGGGCATGAATATGATTCTGAGGCGAGTGTGATAGCAGGCCACCGATTGCCGTCCGCACCATTCCTGAAGCAACGGGCGCTCCGCATAGGAAACATTCACCGTCACCGTTCCCTGATAGCGACCGGGAGGCATATCACGCCACGTTCCACGGTCAGACGCTTTCGCAGGAACGGCAATGCAGATCATACCCCACACGGCGAGCGTGGCGACGATCAGGACGGATGCGAGTTTCAGGGCGTTTTTCATGTCATGACATTATTTTGGACTGGCTGTCATGTCTAGCGAGGCGGCGCGTTCTTGTAGGGATGGCTTGCGGGAAGATTGCCTTGCAAGCCCCACTTCCACGCCAGGTATCCGGTGATCCGGTCGCGGGTGTCGGCTGACGGCGACCGCACGATCAGCATTTCCCCGAGGCGCAGGGCGGCGAAACGCCCTGTGGCCGTTGCTCCCAGCATGACGTTGAACGCTCCGGCCGGAATGCCAACAGTGCCCGCATCGCCCGTCAGCGCGGCGGCTCCGCCGTCACGGCGCAAGGCGGAACTTGCGCCGTTGTAGAAGTCCTCGCGAATGGCGGCTCCAGCGGTGTAGGGACCAGCGCCCGACAGGACCGCACCGGCGAACATTGACCACACAGTGCCACCGCTCGCCCGATAGCCGACAGGCCCGGCGGGGTCCGTCGCGCCGCGATACAGGTTCGCGTCGGTCACGCCGCCTGTATAGTTTGAAAGCACCATGAACACGGCCATCGGCTGCGCCACGGCGGCGAGGGTTCCTTGCAGGAAATCCGTCGTGCCGTCCGACGTGATCGCCGGGCGCTGGCCATCAAAGCCTGTTGCCGAGTAGGCGGGCTGGGCAGGCCCAGGGAATTGATCCCAACTGCTGCCGTCCACGCCCTTGTTGCGCCATGCAGACACCGCGCCGCTCGAATGCGTGATCGTCGCAGCGTCGGCGGCGTCCAGCCAAAGAGCCGTAGACGCAACAATCCGGTTGGGCGTCCAGAGGCCGTTTAGCGTCACATATTGAACCGACCGTCTCACGCGGAAAGAGCCGTCAGGGTAACAACGCGAGCCGCAGCCGTAGCCGTGAAGGCCCCATTGGTTACGAGATAGCCGAAGAGAGAGCCGCCGGATGGAACAGTGATCTGTTTCGTAAGGCCGGTCTGTTCAACCCAAAGCGTATCGCCAACGTCAACCACAGTCCCAAGCTGGATTGCGCCGACGTAGCTTGCGCGGTCGCCCGAGGGAAGATTCCAGGCGGCATTGTCAACCAAGGCGGACGGCGGCGTGACGGTGTAGAGTTGCAGGGTGTAGCTTGTCTCACCGGATTGAACGGCGTTCACATCAACACGCAGACCGGTATTCGTGATCAGGATAGCCCCGCCACCCGAAGGCCCGATGTTAGAGAACTGGACCGCGCCCTGCATAATGTCGCCAGCCGCATAAGCAGCCGCCGCAGGCGTGAAGGTGCCAGACGACAGGAAGCCGCCGCTAGAGACAAGCGTGCCGTCTGCATTGATTTGCTGGACGGTGAAGTCCACCTCTCTCTGAGGTGAGTTTAGGGGAAGCGAACGGGCCATGTCAGGTTCCTTTCAGGCCGATGATAGCAGAAGACGAGGCGGAACGCATTACTAGGTTCTCTCGGGGTTATGGAGTAGAATGGGCGTTATGATCAGACTTGTGATGATTGCCGCCATTATCGCTGTCCCGTTCGGAGGTCAGTGGGCGCAAGCGGGACTGGTAGCCCTTGCGGCCTTACTGGTATTTGCGGAGATGCGAGAGAAGGAACGGGCTGAGGCGCGGGAGAAGATTGCTCTTGATCGCGCAGAACAGTCTGAATGGCTTCTTCGTAGTATGGCCGAAGCGCTGGGTTACGCCCGGCAAGCCTCGAAAGCTCTCCCAGCGCCGCCCAACGCTGACGAACGTCCGTATTCCGATAAATGGCATTGATCGCAATCTGAGCGGGCTTTGAATAAAGCAGGGTCGCGGCCACCGTTGGAATGGCAATCACCGGATTCACGACGCTACCGCCCAGCAAGCCTGCGCCGATAATGGCGCGCTGGCCTGAGCCGGTGTTGCCAATGGTCGGGGCGAGAACGTCAACGGCAAGGTCCGTCGTGTCCTGAAGGCGACCTTCGCCGGTCTCATAGGCGCGCCCGTTCTGCCTTGCCAAAACGCTGTTAAGCTGGCTTGGCGTAAACATTTCCTCTTGAACCGCCGTCTGCGGGTTTCGGGCCGCAGAGCGAATGCGCTCAAAGTTCGCATACGCCGCATCGGCAGCGCGCTTCTGGTTAAGCGAGCCGGGCTGCGCGCGTTCTAGCGCATCCTCGAATGCCCCTCGCACTTGACGAAGTGGAGCCTGAAGCTCTGTCGGAGCCTCGTTGATCATGCGCGACAAGTCGGAATCAATACGCTTCCACTCCAGCCCATTTATCGGGCCGGAAAACCGCTGGCGAAGGTCAGCAGTCAAGTCAGACAGGCGCTCACGCGATGCGCGCGACAAGGTGCGCGGCGAAATAAGGTTTCCAATCTGCTGTTGCCACGTCGCGTCAGGCGCAACCGTAATCGGCAAAAGCAGGTTGTTGTAGAAGGCCGAAATCATGTTGGCCCCGGCCTTGATGGCCTCTCGCCCCCTGACGTTCTCGGGGAGTTGCTGGCCGATGGGAGCTAGGGCCTCATTGCTTATCGCACGATCAAAGCCCTCAATGCCGCGATTGCGAGCGCCTTGAACAAAGGGAAGCATTCCCGCCGCGACATCCTCCACGGCGCGAGCGCTTGACCCGACACCAGGAATGTCCGCCACCATTTGCCCCGGCGTCAGGGGAACGCCCATGCGGGAAAGCTGACGCGGACGAGAGGCTTGACCGGTCCCTGCGCGGGAAGCCGCACCAAACGCGCGTTGTGCCGCACTATCCAGAACGCCCATCGTTCCGGCTCCAACGACGCCAGACGTAAATACATCGGCGGCGCGTTCTCCGAAGTCGCCCTCAGAGTTAAGAAGGCCAGACGCCATGCCGGTTCCAGCCCCAACGCCCGCCGCACGTCCAAGGCGTTCCGCGCCCTGCGCCCCGGCGACGTAATCACCCGCACCCTTCATGCCGGGCGTGAACAAGCCGCCAAGCATTTGATAGCCGAAGTTCTGGACAGGGTTTTCTCGCGCGTAGCGGTCCATGGTGTCGCGCATGGCGTCTCGGCCCGCTTGGCTTGCAAGGCCAGCGTCGCCCCCTCGCGCCAGCGCATCGACATAAGAAACCGCGCCAGTTACCCACGGAACGGCACCGCGCCCACCCAAGGTCTGCCCAGCCAGCACCGCCGCAAGCTCGTTAGGGACCGCCTGCGCTCCCCCGAGGGCGCGGGCATATTCCGCCTGATACGCGGGATCGGCGCGGCGCTGAATAAGGCGCTCGCGTTCCCTTTGAGACTTACGCTGATCGGTTTCCCATTGCTCACGGGTTCCCAAGTCGCGGCCCGAGGAATCAAAGATACGCCCGCCGCGCTCTACGACGCCCTCGTCAATCGTGACCTCGATTGGCTCAGACTCTCCGGTCGGCCACCATTGCCCGCCGTCAAAGACCATGCGCTCGCCGGTCTGCGGATTTGTCGCCGTCTGAAGCTGCGCGTCCTCTACAGTGCCGGAATCATACCCAGCCAACGGGCTAACCTGCCCGCCCTCATAAGCGATCTGCTCGTCAGCAAGGCTAATGGCTCGATCCATATCCCCATACTGGGAATACAGCGCCTCAATGCGCTCCTCACGGCTTAGTGCGCCGCTGTCTGATACCATAGGGGCGGCGGGGGCCACAGGCGCGGCTTGCTGGCGCGGGGCGGTCGCTGCCCTTTGCTGAGTCTGGGGGGCGGCTTGGCGAACGGGAGCAATAGGCACCCACGTTTCGCCATTCCACTGAACGCGCTCGCCGGTTTGGGGGTTGGTTGCTGTCTGGGGCATCTAGTCCAACACAAATCCGGGTGGCGGCGGGGGGGCATTACGGCTAGACGGTGCGACCTGACCGCCCTCGCGGCGAGCGATGTCTCGCTCAAACACCGAGCGCGTGGACGTGCGCGAATCCTGGAAGCGTCGTAGAGCGCCCAAAACAACGCCCTCGTCACGAGTGCCGGACAGAATGGTGTTAAGTTCGCGAATGGCGTCCTGATCGGTCTGAACGCCAGTGTTCGCCTGAAGAATGGCGTTGCGAGCTTCCATCGCCCAATTTCGCAGCGCGTCGTAGTTAAGCGAGTTCTGATTGGAGAACCCGGCGGCGTTGCGGGCCGCAGACACAGTGTTTGCGATGGGGTTGAGGTTAAGCTCGCCCTGCATGATTTGACGCTCAATCTCTGCGGCGCGAGAAAGCGACGTATCAAGGGCCGCAATGCGGCCTTCGGCCTCCGCAATAGCCTTTTGGTCAGAATCGGACATCGGGCGGGGAGCGGTATTCTGCGCGTAAAGCTGCCCATCACGATAGACCTGACCGCCGGGCGCGACATTGACCGTGTTCGCATTCAAAAGCGCGGCTTGCTCCGAAGGCGTCGGGCCACGCGAAGCAATGACCTCAACACCGTTTTCAGTGTCGCGAACGAGATCAGTCCCGAACTCTCGCGTTCTCGGGTTGCGGAAGACCTGACCGGTCCCGGCCACGCGCTGCGCGCCGCCCTCGGCAATCACCTGCGGGGAGTATTGTTGTGAAACCGCCTGCGTGAAAGCGTCAGGGTTCGTGGACGCCAGCCATGCCATACGCGGATCGGCGCGAATGTCTTCTGGCAAGGAAGCCATAGCCGCCTGTTGCTGGCGATACTGACCCAGCATGGTGGTGGCGGCCTCGATGTTACCCTGGCCGATCAAAAGCTCTATTTGCGAGCGGATGGGCGCGGGGATGTCGCTCACCGGAGACTGAGCCTGCATAGGCATAGGCGCGGCTGCGGGCGCAGCCTGACGCAATGCCGGAACGGCGGCGTTCATTCCGCCTTGCGCCATAGCGGATTGACCGCTTGCCGCTTGCGTGGGACTCATGCCGCGAAGGGCAGCGTTTAGGGCCTCTCGGGCTTGCGCCTGCTGTTGAGCGGCTTGGCGTGCCTCTTCTTGCGCCTGACGATCCGCCTGAATCTGACGCGCACGGCCTCCACCGTCGCTAATGTCCTGAAGCTGCGCGCCGAAGACGCCTAGGCGATCCACAAAGTTACCCTGACCGCGATTTTGGGCGAGGAAGTTTTGCACACCACCCAGCAAGCCCTGTCGCGGGGCCTGCGGAGACACGCGGGGCAGGGCGTTCAGTTGGCTTTGGAACTGATCGAAGATACCCATTAGAGCCTCGCGTAATCGACCATGAGGAAGCCGCCGGGGCCTTCCGAGACCGCATCGGGTTTGATCGCTTGAACCTCTTGCGCCATGACGCCGACTTCCGGGCGATCCGACCAGATGTAGTTATAGGAGTATGCCCGATAACCGTTTACTTCGCCAATGAACTTGACGTTTTCCTTTAAGCGATAGTCAGAGAACAGAGCGGCAAGCGAGGCAGCGGTTTGCGCCCCCTGACCAATCGTTCCAAGCAAGCCGGGATTAGACGAGGTGGTCGTCGTTCCCGTTCCCGTCGTGGTCCCTTGAACCGTCTGACCGATAAGCCCCTGAGTCGGGATGCCGCCATACAGTTGTGCGAGGGCCTGAAGCTGCGACAGGCTCGCCGTCCGCTGATTGGCATCGATCTGCTGCTGTTGCGCGCCAAGGTCGGACAGAAGGCCGATGTCGGCACGGTTGTTACCGGCTATCGAGGAGCCTAGATCACCCAGCAAGCCCGCGCCCTGAAGGCCAAGCGAGGCCATGAACTGACCTTGCTGGTTCATTGCCCCCGCATTGGCGAGTTGCACGGCCTGAGCATTCGCAGCGGACTGGATAGCCGCCTGTTGCGCCCTAGCCGCATCGCTATCAGCAAGGCCTGTCGCGCGATCAAAGCCGCCTTGTAGAATAGACGCCAAGCCCGCCGCACGGGCGCGAGAAATGCCCTCTTCGGTCTGCGCCTCCCTTACGCCAAAGCGCGAGCCGCCGAATGCCCCCGCCTTTGCGGCCTGAGCCGCCTGTTGCGCCCTGATCTGACCGGCTTGGGACTCAGCGTCGGCCTTGTAGGCATCCGTAACCTGTCCCGTGTAGGGGTTTAGGTATTTTTCCAGACCGCCATCAAGAAGGCCAACGGCCCCGACGCCCACGGCTTCAGCCATCGCGGGATCGTAACCCTGCATGGATTGATTAACGAGATTGGCCGCGTTGCCGTAGAGCGAGCGATAGTCGCCCATCCCGCCCATACCGCCCTGTGTCGGCTGACCGGGCGCGACATAGCCATCCCCGCCGCCGCCGTTGATTTGCGGGCCGGTGAAGTCCTCGCCGCCCTTCATCGCCGGACGCGGTTGCGGATTGGTCATCGGGCCTAGCAGACCGGATGCGGCACCGAAGGCCTGTTGCTGAAGCGGAGAAGCGGGCGCGACGTATTGCAGGGGATCGGACCGACCGAACTCTGCGATCTGCGACCCCAGATCACCGAGGCCAGACGTATACCACGACGGCGCGTTCGGCGTCGAAGTCTGGTTCGTGACCTGATTGGTCGTCTGCTTCGTGGTTTCTTTTCTGTTTCCCATAACTACAGAACCTTCTTGCAGCTAACGGAAAACGGCGCGTAACCCTTTTCCTTGAGGATTTTCGACCAGCCTTGACGGCCCTCGACGATGACCGCCGTGCAACCGTTCAGGCGCGCCCAAGCTTCGATACCAGGGGCCATCAAAAGAAGTTCTTCCATATCCCCCGCGCCTAGCCACACTTGCAGGACCGTTTCGGACGGATAGGTGTGAATCTCGGTCACCATCGCGGCGCTCTTGCCGGGCCAGAACTGCGCCCGGCCCTCTGCAATGGCTTTCAGCACGTCGTCCATGCTGTAGAAGCCACCTTCGAGAGCTTCGGCCAAACGCTCCCGATGCGCCTCAAAATGCGGAGGCACAGGCAAGGGAACAGCCGGGGGCGGAACCAGCGTCAGTTTCGGCTTTGCGGACGCCAGAGCGTCTTCGAGTTCGGCTTCAAAGCTCATCGCGCACCCGTTCCAACAACGTCAAACTCCAGCTTGCCCAGACGCGCAAACGTCGGGGAGCTATTTCCGGCAATCTTCACGCGGGCCAAACGACCCTGCAACAGCATATCCTTGCGCTTCTTTCCGGGAAGCAGGGAATACGGACCCTTCACCCTTAGATCAGATTGAGGGTAAAGGCGCGTGGAAACAGTCAGGGAGATCGGCCCCTGCTGATCCTTGAAGTCTGGCCAGATACCCCTGAGCATCAAAAGCTGTTCGCCTTCGCCAATGTATTGATCCGCGCTTTCCGCATACCACGAAATCGCGTCGCCGTCCGCACTTGTCCCGCGTTCGTGGTAATAGACTTGACCCTCGTAAGTCACTCCAATCGGCGAAACCGGCGGCCCAGCATCTACAAAGGCAGTCCGGGCAAGCGTTCCCTTGGACCATTGCCCCTGAAGATTGGCGCTGAAGTAACGGCTGTTCTCATTCCCATCCCGCGCGTCTGGATAGAACCACCAGACCTCGTTGAACTCGCTGATCGTCGCAGCGACAATCTTGTCACCCTGTGCATCCGCAAGGTTATTGGCGAAGTCCGTCTGAATGGGCGAGACCATCAGTTGAGGCTCGCCGCCCATAGCGCAAACATAGAATTGTCTATTAGGCGCACACCAGAAGGATTTTTGACCCAAAACCACCGCAGCATTGGAGCCAATCAACCCGCAATGTTCGGCTATGCGGTCAAATCTCCACGGCTGGGTCACGTCTCCGGTGAACTGTCCAAGATACAGCGCATTGTCAGTCCAGACGTTGATATACTCGCCGATCTGTTTTGCCCCGACGAGCCGTCCACCGCCCTCTAGGATCACCTCGCCAGCGAGGTTGTCGGGGCGCGTTTCCCAGTCTTCCGGGTCTTCCGTATTGGAAAACCGGATGCACAAGGCGTTGAAGTTGCCGGATAGCTCCTCATTGCACCCAAACGCCATGACCTGACGGGTATTGGTGACAAGGGTATAGGTGACCTCTTCCGGCGAGTTAGGCAGCTTCACCGCCCTTTGAGCCGTATCATTGGACCACCGATAGATCGTCTGGCCTCTGGGATTGGCGATCAGGCTTTGACCATAGGCCGCCATGCTCCACGTCAGCGGAAAGAAGTCCGCCGTGGACGCCTCGCTATACTCCCCCGTGGAATAGGTGCCGGTTCCCCAGCCTTGGCCTCCGGTGCCATTGATCTCACCGGGGACAAATGCGTCCGAACCGCCGGTCAGCGTTCCACCGGCAGAGACCACAATCCCCGTGGCGGCTTCAGTCAGAATGATTGAGTTACCCGCCGTGCCAACCGGAACCGCCGTTACAGTCACAACAGCAGACACAGCCGCCGCTGTGGCAATGGTCGGAATATCCGCGGTGATAGCAGAGACGATATTCGTTGCTTGCGTCGCGGGAGTGGCTGAGATCGTAACCTCACCAGCCCCACCGCGAGACGCCTTGAATGTGAAGGTCTGAGACCCGATCACGAACGTCTCGTTAGCAACCGGCGTGCCGTTGACCGTGATGGTTCCCGTGGCTTGCACATTAACGGGCGTAATCTCAAACAGCCCACCGCCGTAAGACACCTGCAAATCGGTATGGGTGCCAAACGCCGTATTGAGAACCGCGCTATTGTCCGTCCACGCGAAAACAGTCCGACACACTCCCGAGAGCATATCGGACTGAAAGGACTCCCAGCCGCCGATGGTCTGCACCATGTCGCGCCAGAACCGCACCTTGTCCACATCGGACCATGCGTTGCGCGTCAGGAAGGCAGAATCATCCAGTTGGAGACCCGGCGCGATGACGAACGGCTGGTTCATTCGGGAGGCGGCTCCGGTGCAATGAAGCCGTCCTCGTTATTCCAGCGCCAGCCGGGTCCAGCCTCGTCGCTGTCGATCAGCGTGACGTTTTCCGGCAGGCTCAGGTCCGTCTCACCGTCCCAGACAATGACATTCACGACCTGACCGTTTTCAATCCAGGCGTATCTCATCCCCAGACCTCCACGATGACCTGACCAGCGCCGCCAGCGCCGCCAACGCCGCCGGTTCCCGAGGAAGCGGAGCCGCCACCGCCGCCGCCAGCACCGCGCCCCCCAGCACCCCCGGCTGCGCCCGCGCCAGATGAAGTGTTGCGACCGCCACCCCCGCCCGATCCACCGGGGCCTCTAGCGGGGGAGGAACCTGCGCCGCCAGCCGTGGGGGTAGATGCATCGTCAACGCCCGCTGCGCCGCCTGCGCCGTAGCCCAGCACGCCACCGGAATCGCGACCGGCCTTGCCGATTGTGAACGAAGCAGACGTGCCGCCGCCGCCGCCCGCCGGAGCAGCGTGATGCGGAAGCGGAAGGTTCTGGCCGCTCAAAACGATGTTGTCGCCGCCGGGGAACGTGCCAAATCCACCGGGATTGCGAAGTGAGCCGCCGGAGTTTGAGGTAATCCCGCCATAGCCGCCGCCCGCCGCCGCAATGGCACCCAGCCGCGACACGCCACCGTCACCACCGACGCCAAGGTTTGCCGCGCCAGCCGTGCCGCCCGCCCCGACCACAACGGTTTCGGTCGCGCCAAGGTCGGCAATGGCCACAGTGACCACAGACAGGCCGCCACCCGACCCGCCAGAGCCACCCGACCCCGAACTTGACCCGCCGCCCTGACCTCCGCCACCTGCGCCTAGGGCATAGATGCGAACGCTCTTGCCGACACCCACGGCAATGTTGCCCGCAAAGTCCGCAGGCTTTGTCCACGTTCCCGACGAGTTGAACACCTGACGATCAAGAATCTGACCGCCTGCGCCGCCACCCAAGGGTAGATAAGCCGTTAGATCAACCGCCAAGGGACACTCTCCATGTCGTTCCGTCGTATGCCAGCGAGAAGGTCGCGCCTTTCGTCCTGACGATGATGTCGTCAGCCACGCCGTTGATCGTGGAGCCGTTGCGCGCCACCGTCAGGGGATTGGCTTGAAAGCCGAAAGCCGTGGCGGTTGAGTTGCCATCAAAGATCGTCACACGGTCGCCTTCTTCCGGCGTGGGGGGCAGAGTGATGGTGAAAGACCCGCCTCCGGTGTTTGCCGCGATGCGGTCACCGTTCGATGCCGTATAGGTCGTGGCAATGTTCGTGATCGGCGCGAGATAGGCGTATTCCCACTCAGGGGCCGTTTCCGCGTCGTTGACGGTCAGGGCCTTGCGCTTGTTGCCGCCTAGTCCCGGATAATCCCCCGCCTGTGTGGCAAAGGCTGTCGCATCTACATAGGCCTTGGTCGAAATGTCCTGCGGGTTGACCGGATCAGCCGCATTCGTCCCGCGCTGATTGTTGAAGTCCGTCGCCAGGATTCGGAGGCAGTCCGTCCCATTGCAATAGACCCATGCAGTAGTTCCAGCGGGAACAGAAGCCGTCACGCCGCCAGCCGTCAGGATCACGACGCCAGAAGCGCCGTTTGACACAAGATAAATCTTGCTCCGCGCGGGGATCGTGACCGTCCCACCCGTTCCCGACGTAATGCGCAGAACAGCATAGCGGGCTTCGTTCTGGACATAGTTGGTCGAGGTCAGGGTCTTGGAACCCGACAGCGTAAAGGAAAGCGTCCCCGCGATAGCCTCGCCGAGGTTGGAAATAACGGTGTTGAGCTTGGGTGCCCCCCACACGTTTAGGTTCTCCCCAGCAGCTTGTAACTCGTTTAGCAGAAGCGGGTCCGGCGTGCTGGGCATGGCTAGGCCTCCCCTTGACAAACTGCATATTGGGGATATGCATAGATCATGGATTTACGCCCCGACGACATTGAGCGGTTCTGGTCCAAAGTGGACAAGAACGGAGAAAACGGATGCTGGAACTGGACCGGGTGGGGCTTGCCGACCGGATATGGTCGGTTTGACCTAAGAAAGCACAAGCCCTTATGCACCCATGTTGCACTGACGCTTGCCGGGCGGCCTCGCCCCGAGCATCCGCGCGACAACGCGCTCCATGGCGACTTTTGCACGCCACGCTGCGTCAATCCCGACCACTTGCGGTGGGGAACCAAAGCCGAAAACACCGAAGACCGCGACCGGCTGGGGCGACGCATCGCAAAAAAGGGCACTGAGCACTGGGCTGCACGCTTTACTGAAGACCAGATAAGGGCGATCCGCGCGGATACGCGCTCGCAACGAAAAATCGCAGCAGCATACGGGACCGAGCAAGGAACCATATCCGCCATTAAGCGCCGGAAGATTTGGAAGCACGTCATTTAGTTCCACGCGCTCCCGTCGCTATACACGATTTGACCCAGCGTCGTGTCAATCGCAATGGTGTTAGGGTATTTGGATGCTGGCGGAAGGTCTGCCGTTGCATAGGCAGGAAGCGGAACAGGCGAGCGCGGCACACGCGGCGCATACAGCCCATCAAGCCTTAGAAGGAGACGCTGCGCCCATTCGGGGATGCCGGGTTCTCTAAGGGCTACCATGACGCCCTCACGCTGCCCGTTCCGATGCGGCGAGCCGTGAAGCCCCGCAGGTTATCGAGAGCCTCTTTCTCAGCGAGGCCAGCAAGCGTTGCGCCTTCAGGATCGCGGAAGTTATCGCGCATCAGGAGCATCCTTGCCCGCGCTGCGATCAAATCCTCGCCATAGGTCGTCCATGCGTTGGACGAGGCGTCGCTTGTGTAATCCAGTGCAGGCGTCACATCGAACACGCCCAGCCACGTCAGGGTGTAGGCAATGTTCGGGGCCGGATAGAGACGCACTTGCGTCCCAGAAATAGAAAAATCAGTCGGTTGGCCATTCGTCGGACCATAGCCGAGCATCTGTTCGGTCCATGCATAGTCTCGCATGGTCAGGGGATAGCGATTGGACCCCACCGTGACAGACAGAAGGTCAAGGAACCTCAGACCAGTCGGGAGGGTAACGTATTCGCTCCCTCCCGTGGTCGAGTTCGTCACGCGGCTTTCGTTAAAGAAGAACCGCTTGTCGGCAAAATACTCAATGGCTCGTGCGATAGCCTGATTAAGCGTGTCCGTGGACACGGCTGTAGGATCGCTGGAAGGTGCGTCCGTGAGGTCATCACGAACGCACTCCAGGACGATCCGGCTACGAAGTTCGCCGAGCGTCGCCACTTAGATGTTCGGCACGTAAGCCACGACAACGGTCGCCGCGCCCGCAGTGGGAGTGGTGCCGGTGAAGTTGTAGCGGACGAACAGTTCAGTGTCAGCCGAGGCCGAAAGCTGGCCTTGCAGGGTCGCCGGTTGGTTCAACGAAATGGCAGCCGAACCCAGGGCGGCGGCAGAGATCAAGGCCGTAGGGGCCGCTGCCGTGCCGACATCAAGGGTGTTGGTAGTGCCAGCGTTGAACGCGGTCGGGATGGCAATGGTGATGCCGACGATCTGCGCACCCGCAGGAACAGCCGCGCCCATCGACTGCTGGATGGCCGTAGCCCCGACAGTGTTGAAGGCGAAATTGTAGCGGATGTAGTGGACCTGTTGGGTCGCGTTTTGACGGGCAGTAACGGGCATAAGACTCGCTCCTTACGAGGTGAAGGTGTGAACGCCGATCTTGGCGAAGTCGGCAGAGTTGAAGCGAGAGGCCTTCAGACCGAAGATGCAGCCCGCTTCGACACCAAGCTGGTTGCCGTAGTCGAACAGTTCTTCGTTCCAGTCCCAGCCGCCATACGACATGCCGCCACCAAAGCCGATGACAGCCGCCTGAGCGCCGCAGAGAACCGCGCGACGCACGTCCGTATCCGCCGCACCCGTGGACGAGTTCACGCCGTTGGTGATGCGGGTCGATTCATGCAGGATCACGCCGTTGTATTCACCCAGCGCACCCGTAAAGATCGGGTTGTCGCGCGAACCGTCGCCGGTCGTCGCTGCCTTCTGGATGTCCAGCCACTGACCAGACGCCGTGTTCGTGCGAAGCTGCGTCACCTGATTGGTGTGCAGGAACATCACGTACTTGTCCTTGCCGCCGATCTTCAGCGGACGCAGGACCGGAGTGGCCAGCTTGGCGGCGGCAACGGCGCGGTCGATCAGTTGCAGGCTGAACTCATCGGCC